TCAGTTCTTGTTCTCCAGCATAACCACCACCAGAATCTTCCATATACATTTCAATAAGAGACTGAGTATCAAATTTGGATAATGAATCTTCACCAAGAATTGTATCTTCTGCAACTAATGTGCGGTCAAGATAATATACATCATGACCGTGAATTTGAATTGCTTCTGCAATCAAGTTGGCATATAGTGATTGTTCAGTTGTGCCTATTTGTCCCGTGGTCATGAGTTTGCAATCCCCGCATCACCAAATGGATTTGACTCACTAAAGTCCATTACTGCATCATCTAATCTATCAAACAATTCATTTTGTGCGGTCTTGTCTACAACACCATCACCAATATAATATTCTTCAGATATAAGGAAATCAGTGCCGCCAGTTTCAAGTAGGATACTTTCACCATACGAAGCAGGATCAGCTCCGGGTGCCGCTATTGTACTATCGATAGTTATAAAACTAGAAGAAAGATCAATATCAATAAAATCTAAAGTTAATGCTTGGCCAAGGATTGATGAATTTTCAAGAGTAATCTGGTAATCAGAACTTGCAATTGATAGATCATCTGATATTGCATCAATTTCAGTAATACCTGTACTAAGTTCTTCAGAACCATAATCAAACAACCGACAACGCATTTTATATACTGGATTAGTATCTAACTGATGAAAAGGATTATCGTGATCTACAAAATCAATCTCAAACAATTTATTTAGCGTTGGATGATAAATTGCATCACCCTCTAAAGGACGATCAGCATCAGTCGCATCAGTTTCATTTGCAATATAGAATATTTCACTACTAGGAGTTGTGATTGTACCAGATTCTAACTGAATAGAGCCAGACGATGTTGAGTCTGTTGCTGCTTCAATCTGTATCTGTTTTGTTTTTTCTTGAAATTTTGTCTTACTTACAACGAAAGTTGCTTCACTAAGATTCTGCAAACCAAACTGGGACATAAGTTCTTGCTGGCCAGCGAAACCGCCACCAGAGTCTTCCATATACATTTCAATGGAAGCTTGTGTATCAAATTTGGATAAGGAATCTTCACCAAGAACTGTATCTTCTGCAACTAATGTGCGGTCAAGATAAAACACAGAGTGTCCTCGATGATGAATAGCTTCTGAAACTAAATCAGCATATAGGGATTGCTCAGTTGCAATTGCAGCTACACCACTTGTATGGAAATGTTTATTAACCGCCATTAATTATCCTATCATATAATTAACTGGCAACTCAAAGGTAAGTTGAATTTGTTCTTCTAACTTATTAATCTCTTCCTGTGCTTGTGAATAGATAGTTTCACCATTCATAGTAACACCGCCCAGCATAGCAACACCACTGAACTTGGATAGGTTTGCACCCCACTGTTGCTTAATAAGAGCAGTTGCATATCTCTTTAGAAAAATATCATCATAGATATCTGTGAATGTGTTTGGGTCTATTTTGCGATAACATTCTGCAATGATATAGTCCTCACCAGCAACAAAGTCATTTGTCCAATCACCGTCAATGTAAAGACGATTTTGGTGTTGGTTAAATCGGATTGGTGTTTCACCAACAAGGATATGTTCTAGAAGGTCAAGATTATCCATGGCCATTTGATACTGAATGACAGAAGTAGAGGATAGATCATATAAGTCATTAAGACGCAACTGGTAACGAACATCAAACATGTTAGAACCACCGCCTGTACCTGTGAACGGCCAGACCTGTATCACTGACACAACAGCAGAGGGCATCGGAATAAAATTACTACCCTCTAGAAAAGTATCCGTAATAGTAGCATCTGATGTATCAGTTCCCGTTGAGGATACATTTGCCTTTCCTCGCGCAATGTCTGCTGCGGTAATCAGATGTTTGAGATACATTTTCTCAATACCATCATAATGATATTGTGCAAAATACTGAAGAGCTTCATCAATACGATCATCTGTCTGATCGTCTGATACGTTAATATCAATAACCCCAGAACCTAATGCTCTCAGGCAATACGATTTAAATGTTGATTTACTTGTAGGTATGGCCATGTGGAGATATCCTTTTTTATATATTTATAAGATTTGTTTTATTGCGATACAGTTTGGGCCAAACTCTACACCCTTATCTATCCATCCCCCAATCTTATTAAATCCCACACTCTCATATGCTGGTAGTGCAGTTTTTCGTGGCATTGTCCATATAATTCTACATTCTTCTCTTTTTGCAGTTTCTATTGTTAGCTTAAGTAGAAGTTTAGATAATCCCTCTCCTCTTTTTTCTGGTTTTACATATAAACCTCTAGACCTGTAAATATCATCATCAGTTCTAAACCCACTATTTACACCAATAATTTCTTCCCCATCTCTTACTGCCCAGAAGGTAGGTTCAAATAATAAAATATTCCTGTCTTTAGTAACATCAACTTTACCATAATCTTCCCACATATGTGGGTTCCACATAAGGGTATTTATTGGCTGAATTTTACTAATCCTACCCGGCCACAGACCTTCATTCCAAAGATCATATGTTTTTTCAAAGGTAGTTTCGAAATATTCATAAGAGCTCATAATATACCTCTATTTAGATAAGTTATCTATACTCTCCATGCATTTACTTTATAAAAATTTTCATAATCTTCCCATTCATGCGGTTTGTTTCTATGGTTTGTGAAATGTACAAACTTTATATCAGGATGAAATTCTCCTCCCATATATATCCAATCGTTACCAGTTACCTTCTCATATCGCTCAGTCATCTTGTATTGCCAAGTTCTGATATTGTTAAAGCTTATAACCTTATTATCAGCAACCCATCTAGTGAACCATTCATCAGGTAATGTAACCAATTCTAATCTTTCATTCACATTATCTTCTACAAAATATTGCTCACCATTAACAGGACCAATGGTCTGTCCATTCTTAATATAGAATTGTTGCCAATAATGAATATCTTTCATAAACTTGTCATAGATGTATTTACATTCCTTTGGATAATACTTGAAGAATCCACCATTAATTTCATAAGTATCAGAATCCTCTCTCCACCATCCTGGCATTGCTAGAAACTGACCCGGTTTAATAGGATAGTCAAATATCTTTTTGTAATCACCCACAAGTAAAATATCAATATCTATTACACAGATTGGTTCATCAATATCCAGCTGCATACCCCACATCTTATTCCATTGAAGGGTAACCTCTGGATGATACGGCTCATGAACCCATATAAAATTATACTCAGGAAGTTTTTCTTCTAGGTAAACCTCATATTCTGGGCCATACTTATCACCAATACGAATTGCTATGATATCCATCTTCTATCCCACTGTTTGGTTGGTTGAGTTCCTTGAAACCAACAAATATTTGCCGAGTTAATTAAAACTTGATGTAGTTTATTATATGAGTTTACCAACTCTTCCAGAGTATAGTATGCATGTGACATATGATAACTAAATATATTACTTGTGTCAAAGAAAACATTTTTTCCCTTGACTTTTTCAGAAAGTTTGTTATAGTCTGGTGTTATAATATTCATTAACCAATATTCTAATTCTTGTTCATTTCTCATCTTCTCTTGTAAAATTCTGAGTTCTTCATGAGAACCCATGTCATCAGCTCTTTTTGAAACAGATTTGTTCCATGAGTTATCAACCAGATTTATCTTTGTGATATTCTTATATGTATAGAGTTCATCCAAAGACATATTCATATCAACAATAATTTTCTTTACATCAAGATTGTCTTGAGTGTAATCATACATTATTACTTCACCTTTAAAGTCTAATTTATCAACAAGCAACTCTGTACTATAACCAGCTGTAGGAGAAAACAATATATTAAAATTCTCTATAGGAATTTTTTTAAAATTTTCTGTATTGAACATATAAAATGAAGATTGTATTCGTGTCATGAATCGACTAAAGTAAAATTCATTACGATCTACATTTTCTAAGTCTTTCCAAGCATCCTTATGCCAAGGTTTATAATACGAAAATGATTTACGAGTCCTCTCATTATGATTAAAATTAATAATCAGAGGCCTGTCTTTTGGTTTAATCCAGTGAGGTGTATAATCATCATGATAATTTTCTATACTACGTTCATAATCATCCCACTTTTCATTTA